CCGGGGGATGGACTGAGACCTAAGGCTGACGTTATACGTCTCCAGTTCTCATAAGACTCTTTCGTTGCTATAAAGGCAACGTCGTCTCCATTCACCAGTACTCTCTGTTGTTCAAAGAACTTCCTGTGCCGAATACCATCGAAGAGGTCGAAATCAAAATCTTCCTCATCGTTGGCATTCCGGAACATAGCAGCTTTCTCGTCATGGCGCAAATCACGGTTGTATTCCTTATTTCCCTCCTTCGGATAGAGATATTCCGCGACTCCGTCGGGGTCGATGGCAGCACATGTCATTGCATAGTTTGCAATGCATAACACCGGAAATGAAACCGGTGAGCCCATCAGTTGTCCCCAGGACTGTCTCAGAATTCTGTCAGAAGGTACGCCTGTCTGTGTGTCAAGAATGACCTCTCCATGCATGTTAAAGTCTGAGATCTCTGCATTTGTGATCTTCTTGGGATCTCGGTCGACAGCGCGGAGGCAGTGTCCAGTGAGTAGATTCTTGAAAAGCCCGTGGACTTCATTAGTCATCTCCAGGCAGTCTGCAATACAATCAACAATGTATTCAGACACCCGTGGGTCTAATTTATCCGTAGAGGCTTTGTAATCACCACTCACATAGAACTCCTTTGGCCCTAATCTGTCGAGCCCAAAAATTTCACTTACATGTCCCGCAGTCTTCTTCATGGGGTCTTCACGAGTCAGTGCCATGCCCTCCAGGTTTAGCAACCCACGGCCCAGCACCTTCTGTATCATGGTTGCCAGTAGTCCAACGGCGGCGGGTGGTTTTGAGATAATCCTCACCTTGAACGGCTCCGGGAGCGCGACTTCCTTGACCGGAATCGGCTCGACCGAATATTTTTGTAATGCATCATCTAACTTTCTGAATACACCACAATTCACTGGCATCCTTACGTGAACGGCCCCACTAGGGGTCATATATCTCATCACGCTCACATCACGCACATCCTCCTTCTTCCCTTCCTTCGCCACCTGCACTAACCACTCTATTTCACTGATGGTTGATCTGTCCAATTCATCTACCCTCACACGCGCCTTGGAAGACGGTGCTTTGGGGTCCTCCCACCTTTCCGGCCGAATAAGGGCTGGCAGAACGTCCTTGTTGCGTTTTGGAAACAGGACACCGACGAGAGCCTTAGCCACCACTTTAAACTTCGCAAATGCGTCGTTAAAGTGTGGGTTGAGACCTGGGTCGGCAGCCTCCTCCAACAACCGCTGCTTACCCTCTATGAAGATCGACCTCCTCCAATCGTCT